GGTTAATGGACTGGTCGTCCAAATCGACACCAAATCGTCGAAGCCGTCGCCGCAAAAACGAATGAACGCCTTGCTGGAGAAAAGAATTTCCAGTGGGCTCAGCCGCAATGCAGCGGTCGGTTTTGACGGTCTTCGGTACAGTGAGGAACCTCGAACCCCTAACTATTTTAAAACAGTAGCGAGGGATTAAAGATGTCGGTCCCCAAGGCACAGTGCCGAGGAAGACAGCCATCCAATGAGGGTCCGATTCGACAACAGCCCTGATATAGGGGTATGCTGCCGCTGTAACGGAGATTGCTTGAGAGATCTTCTTGTCCGGAGTAGCCTCCTTACGACCAAGGTCAAAGGTGGCACCGGGTCCCCACTTGCAGTCAGAAAGCACAAGAGGAACATTGAGACTTCCGAGCACAGCTGCTATTTTACGTTGTGCCCTGAATAGGACAGACTCAACGCGACCCGTAAAGGGCCGAAGCGAGTAGGATCGGAAGAGCTCATTTGTTTCTCTGCACTTCTGTTCGGCAGATCTCCATTTGCCGAGCGCAACATTGTAAGTATCGACGGACGTCTCGAGGAACCTCGATTTGCTAAGGTACTCCGAGATAAAATAGTCCAGGCGAAAACTATCAGTGTTGTTGTCTGCAGGATCGATTGGCCGCAGCAAAAGCAACTCGGCCTGGCTGTACTTAAAGCACAACCATATCGACAGAGCCCTAGGGGTGTCAATTGCTTCGCAAAGAGACAGGACAACCTGTTCCGTCGCATCATTGCGATTACGAGGCATACTGATACTCCTTGAGTGATCTACCCTACAACCTGAAACTCAGGATGAGAATCAGGTCAGACGGAGCTGAGCCTTTAGAAGGGCATCAGAAGGTTTTCCGTAAGGTTAACCATTTGAGCCTCCGCGAGGAGCAGCGCCATCATCTTCCGCAAATTCTTGCGGTCGAGGAGGGCAGAGCGTTCGGGGATGATACTTTCCACGAAAATCCGTGGAACGTACGACACGGTCGGAGCTGGCGGGATTCCCGAAACCGTATTGGTTCCGAGAGTCTCCAGCACCGGTTCGTGCAACCCGATCTTCACTCGAAACACGCGACCGTTAGAAGACTGGCCGGCTTGTGCAGCAGGAGGGCGGGTCAGCGAAGCGCTGATCTGCCAGAACCCGTTTGCATTCGCAGCGGACTGGTCTTCGAAATAGAACACGTGTTTTTCGTCGGGCCCTTTCGGGACAAACGTATGGTTCACAGGGGTTCCCTGTGCGTCCGCAAGGACAATGTTTGAAGCCATGAGTCACCTCACGTATAGCCCATAAGAGGGCGTTCAGGAAAGGGAGGATTCCCTAGCCTGCGGAGCCGGGTTTGCCAGTCCCGTATCGCCCACCAATATTCACTCGTACGCTACGAGGGAGGAACTGGTGGAGCAATGCAGCAGCGGACAACATTTGGCCACTGCTGAGATCGACGTTGAACGTCGGGCGTCGAGGGAACGGGTAGGACGTAAGCACCAACCGACGGAAGTTTCGGATGTAATAATCCGCGGCTATGCCCCGGAGAACGTGAACTTGATTGGCAGCGTGATGCGACTCATAATGGTCGACAGTCTCACTGCCCTCAAGAACACGAATCTCAGAAGAATAGCCGTACTTGAAGCTCGCGTTAAACAAAAGCGCGGACTCAAGATTCCGAAGGTAGGATCCGACGTCAAAGACCCAGTCAACAACGAAAGAGTAGGGAACAAGTTCCCACCCAATCGACAACGGATTAATGCTCGTCCAGCGATCAAGCCGGAAGGCATTAGTGGGCAACAGAAGTGCCATTTTAAACTGGCAGGCCTGGAACCCTTCCCACTCGCACTTAACTGGTACGTTTGGGACCGCGTTGATGAATCTTGGGTGAATCTTACCACCCCGTACAGGCAACCTAACACTGGCTTTGACGTGCTCCAGTGCATTCAGCGTAACACGGATGCGCTCATCAGCGATTTTGAAAATGTCGCTCATAAGCGGTTTCCATCCGTACTTATACTGAAGGTAGCCATTCGCAACATCGTGCGTACTGCCGTAGCCACCGTACGGTTTTCCGCGAGCGGCATGAGAAATAAGCTTGCCAGTCGCTTTAAACATACGTTTGGTTGAGGCGAGCTCGCCGAGGGTAACACCCAAGTCGAGATCTCCCCTAACTTTTTCCGCTAGTTTGGAGAGAGCTAGGTTGTACGCCATGTCCTTTTCCCAGCCAGGAGGACTCAGGTCATTGCTTTCCGACCCGAAAGTCCCCGTCTGCTTATACAGCTGCGCACCGGTAACCGAACTATTGACGGTTGTTGATCCGTCTCGGCCATCCAGAAACGTGTTGTATAGCG